GGCGAGGACGAGGAGCGCGTTCCATTCCTCCTCGGTTCCGGCGTACCCGTGGGCGACGGCGATGTCGTACGCCGAGGCACCCGGCTCGCCTGCGGGGCCGGCAGCCCCAGCTGGTCCGGTTGGTCCGGCTGGCCCGGCGGCACCCGGCGCGCCGGACGCACCGGCTGGCCCGGTGATGGCAGACAGGGCGATGAGGTTCGTCCAGCCCGTGTCACCGGCGTAGCGCCACTGCACATAGCCGCCGCTGGTGCGCAGCTCGACCTCCCGGCCGGCAGCGCCAGGAGCGCCAGGAGCGCCGGCCGGGCCGGTGGCCCCTGTGGCTCCCGCCGGTCCGGTGATGACGGACAGGGCGACGAGGTTGGCCCACGACGGGTCACCCGCGTACCGCCACTGCACGAACCCGCCCGCGGTCTGCAGCTGCACCTCGCGGCCATCGTCGCCCGGCTCCCCGGGGACACCCTGCGCCCCTTGCGGGCCGACCTCGCCCTGCTCGCCGCGAGGCCCGGGTGGGCCGGTGACGACCTGGGTGGCGTCGGTGACGGGGAACCCGCCGAGGTCGACGACCTCGTAGGCCGGCTCAGTCATCGGTGACCTCCTGGGAGACCTTCACGGAACCCTGCGCGACCCGCAGCCGGGTCTCCCCGTCCGGGGACGTCACCTCGACGTCGTAGTAGCCCTTGGTGAAGTCCCACGCCTCCGACGCGGCGAACGGCACCCCGATGACCACGTCACCGGTATCGGACACCGACGCGGTGAAGGTGTGCAGCAGCGCCGACGTCTTCGACTTCCCGGCCCGCAGCTGCGCGTGCGCGGTCCACGCGGCGGTGATGGGGTCGCCGTTGAACCGGACCCGCCACCCGTGCGCCCAGGTCGCGCCCTGCTCCACGACGAGGTTCGTGGTCACCGCCGGCATCAGGCCACCGTCCCCGGCTCGTCGCGGTCGTCGACGACGGGCGCGGACGTGGGTGGCACCTGCCGCAGCAGCCCGGCGCCGAGGTAGTTCTCGATGAGGGTCTGCAGCGCCCCGATGGCCAGGGTGAGGACGGCGGCGGTGAGGAAGAACTGGTCCTTGGTCATCGGGTGGAACGCGTCGTACCAGCTGGCCAGCAGCCACGCCGGGGTGCCCTGCAGGGCGGTCCTTGCGGGGCGGGCGACGGGCTCGGGGATGCGCGGCCGGGCGCGGCGTGGGGCGTGGCGGGGCGTGGCCATCAGGGGTTCCTCCTGCGGGGTTTGTGCATGAGCCAGGCGAGGGTGGCGGCGGACCCGGCGAGGCCGAGGGCCCCGCCGACGGCGAAGGCCCTCACGCGGGCCACCACGTTCGGACGACCCACCAGAACAGCGCCCGGAGGGTGTCGCAGGCCGTGGCGTACGCGGTGCGCCAGGCCAGCTCGAGGGCCGTCACCGCCGCTTCGCCTTGCCGGTGACCGGCCGGAAGGTGGCGAGGTGCACCCGGTGGGCGGGCTGCTCGGCGGTGGTGCCGCGCATGGTGGACTGGTCGACGACGGTCAGGCCGCGGACCCGGAAGTCATCGATGCGGCGCTTGCCGAGGGTGGCGTCCGGGGCCTTCACCAGTCGCAGCCCGGTGGCGGGCCTGCGGAGGAACTTCCACCACCCGCCGGACTCGTCGACGTTGTCGTCCCCGCCGAGCAGCACCGCGGTGGTGTCGGCGGTGGCGGCGACCTGCGCCCACGTCTTGGCGGCTGCCTTGAGCACGTCGAGGCGGCGGGAGTCGCGGGGCTTCCCGCCGGCCTGCACTGTCGGCGGGGTGTGGTACGACCCGACGGTCAGCGACCGGCCAGCGGCGTCCTGCAGGGTGGCCACGGTCATCACCGGGCGGCGCGGGGCCTTGCTGCCCTCGGAGAACCACGGCACCTCGGAGAGCTGCACGGAGTCGGCGCCGGTCTGCGTCCACGTCTGGTTCCACGCCACCACGCACTGGTCGACCCGGAAGCAGCGGTAGCCGAAGCCGAGCAGGACGTCCTCGAGGCCGACCTGGGTGGCCTCCTGCAGCAGCAGCACCGACGCGCCCTGCCGGCGGATGTTCACCAGCACCGGGCGCAGGTCGTCCAGCGTGGAGCCGTGGAACACGTTCCAGGTGGCCGCGGTGAACGGCGCGGCCGGGACCGGCTCAGGCTCGGGCTCAGGCTCGGGTGCGGGGTCGGTCAGCTCGGCGTAGTGGCGGCGGACCAGCCGCATGAACCGTCGTCGCGGCCAGAACCCCGGGTCCCAGTGCGTCGACTGGCGCCACGCCTGGGACACCTGCGCGTGGGTGGTGACCCCGCGGGCACCAGCGCGGAGCTTGGCCGCGCCGACGAACACCGGCGGCACCGAGTAGGCGGCGCACAGCTGCGCGGTCAGCCTGGCGGTCCGGTCGAGCATCGCCTTCTGTTCGGGGCGGGTCCACCGCCAGGCGCGGCGGGCGGCCTTGAACGCCGCGGTGCCGGGCTTGTCGCCGGGCACCGGGCCGGGGACGTCGCACATCTCGATGCCCAGCGAATGCTGGTTGGGCGGCGCGTGCCAGGCGATGGCCGAGTCCCACACCACCTGCACCTCGTCGCCGGGGTCGACGACGTAGTGCGCGGACCCGCCGGCCTTCGGGGACCGGAAGTAGGCGGCGATGTCCCGTGCGCCACCGGGCTCGCACGGGGACACCGTGGAGTGGATGACGATGCGCGCCACCGGCTTGTTCTCCCCGGCGGTGGTGTGCGCCGCGGGCCCCAGGTACGGCGGCGCGGGCGGGTCGACTCGGGGCATGGCGAAGCTCCTGGGAGGTGCGCGGGGGTGGGGGGTCAGCCGTCGAGGATGTCGGCGCGGATGCTGAGGCGGGCGTGCTCGAGGAGCCCGAGGATGCGGTGCGCGGACCCGCCGTCGGGGAGCATCACGACGGCGGTGAGGTCGTCGCCGTCGTCACCGAACGCCTGCACCGACGCGACCACCACGAACTCCGAGACCACCCCGGCCTGGTCGACCTCGGCGAGGACGGCCTTCTCGACCGCGGGCCGCAGGTCGGTCACCGGCGGTGCTGGGACAGCTGCTCGTCGTGACGTAGCGGCGGCGGGGACGGGAACGGCGGGTCGGTCCCGGCCCTGGTGAGTGCGGTGAACGCCATCTGGTCCCACGCCTCGTGCACCGCTGCCCTTGTGAGGGCGTGCCGTTCGCGTTCCTCGAGCTGCTCGATGCGGCGTTCCAGGTCCTCGATGCGCTGAGACTTCGCGGCCTCGGCGGCGCGGACCTCTTGGATGATGGTGAGCAGGGTCTGCACCTCGGCCGAGGCGGTGCGCTGCGCAGCCTCGCGGGACTCGGCCCGCAGCTTCTCCGCAGTGGCCGTGTCGGTCCCGCGGCTCATGTATTTCGTCACCACCGCCGCCAGCGCCGCGCCCAACCCTCCGGAGGCGGCGATGAGGGCGGCCAGCTCGGCCGGGCTCACCCGGGGCCCCTGTTCCCTCGCCATATCGACCGCAGGGTCCACAGGTGAACCGAAATCAAAGCAAAGAATCCGGCGTACACGGCGATGGGATACCAGCGGGCGGGGATGGCGGGGTTGGCCGCGGACAGCACGAACCCGACGGCCATCACCAGGTCCCACGCGCCGAGCAGCACCAGCCCGGCGACCTCGACGAGCACCCGGCGGGGGCGGGCCAGCAGCCCGGCGGCGAGGATGAGCCCACCGGCGATAGCGGGGACCCCGGTCAGCGGCCGGGCGTGCGGCAGGACCAGGGTCAGCGACATGGCGGTGCCGGTGGTCAGGATGAGGGTGCCGGCGACGACGCCGGTGGCGGCGTGCACCCACAGCAGCCCGAGCCGGTTGCTGTTCTCCCACACGGTGCGGTGCACCACGGGGGTCAGGCGGGCCACGCCGGCCTCCAGGCGGGCCAGCGGGTCCTTGTCGTGGGGGGTGGGTCGTTCGAGGGGCATGGCACCGCCTTCCTTTGCTTGTCCGGTCAGCTGATGGCCAGCTCGGTGACCACTGCCTCACCGCTGCCCTGTGTCGTGCCGACGTAGTGATACGGCCCGCGCCAGGCGGTGGAGTTGACCCAGCCGGTGGTGTCGCCGGTGTCGGCGCGGGTGAGCCGCACCTGCGTGGCGGTCCACTCGAACGTCAAGGTGTATTCCGTGCCAGCCACCAGGGGCGCACCGATGGGTGTCGCCCCGAGGGGCACGCCCCCGCCGAACGCCTGCGGGGACTCCCAGAGGTTGAGTTGGCCGTTGCAGCGCAGGGAGATGACGTAACCCTGGGTGTCCGCGTCACCCGCCGTCGCCTGTTCCTGCGGGCACAGCACCCGCGCATAGTTCCGTTGCGAGGTCGCCGCGGGCAGGGTCGGCACCTTGAACTTGAAAGTGATGGTGCCGGTCGTCCCAACGGGCCCGGCGATAGCGCCGATGGCGTGGGTGTTAACCCGGGCCGCCGAGTCGATGAGCACCAGACCGGCGTTGGACACGTAGAGGTCCGGCCGTGTGCCGGTGCCGTTGACGATGAACGTGCCCACCGGGCGTTTGCCGGCCCGAGCAGCGGAGCCGATGCTGTTGGCGTACCGGGTGGTGCGCTCGGCGTACCCGGGCGCGTCGGTGACGACCCCGTGGAGGCCGGGGGTCATGCCAGCGAACTCCGACCGCTTACTGATAGGCGCGGCGACGACCCGTTTGATGCCGGAGCTGAGGGCCTGGCTCACCAGCGCGGACGACGCGTTGTAGGGAAGTTCAATCATCCACGCGCCCGCAGCGGCGGCGGCGGTCACGCCCGCGGAGTCGGTGACGCCGTACTGGTGGGCGTAGCACCCGGCGGCGACGATGGCGGCGGTGGTGGCCGAGGAGCTGGTATTGATAAACACCGAGTCCTGCAACCCGTATTGCTTGATGAGCGCCGCCAGCGGGGCGACCCCGGGGGTGCCGCCCTTGGTCTCGATGGTGAGCACCGCCTTCCCGCCGAGCGCACGCAGCAGCTGGTCGACGGTCGGCATCGGCTCGGCCGGCCACCCGACCCCGACGACCTCGGGCATGGAGATGTTCGGCAAGGTGGCGGCGGTGAAGGTGCTGATGTCCCCGGTGGCGGCGGTGGTGCGGTCCACGGTGGTGTCATGGAGGACGACGAGGGTGCCGTCACCGGCGGCCTGGTAGTCGACGTCGAGGATATGGGCGCCCATCGAGATGGCCAGCTGGTAGGACGACAGGCTGTTCTCGGGGGCGATGGGTCGCGCCACACCGGACCCGCGGTGGTAACTCACCAGCCCGCTGGTGGGCAGGTCGATGATGCGGGCGCGGCGGCCGGCGAGACGCAGACCACCTCGGCTGCTGGGGCGGAAGCCTTGGTTCAGCCGCAGGCCCATGCGCTCAGGACCCCCGCTGCACGCGCAGGGTCGGCGTCCCCGCTGACAGCAGCTTCACCACGGTCGGGCCGGTGCCGGGCTGCCGGGCGTCCACGCAGGGGGTGGCGGGCAGGTAGTAGCACGTCTTCCCGCCGACGGTGGGGGTGGACCCGTCGAGGGTGTACCAGACCGCGGCGGCGCCGTCGGTGATGACCTCGACCGACCCGAGTCGCCAGTCGAAGGTGACGGTGTCCACGGTGTTCGCGGTCATCGTGAACGCGGCGGTGCCGACCTCACCCGCGCCGGGGTTGACCGTGTATGACGCCATGAGCGTGCCCTTCCTTGTGCCTTAGATGTACGCGCCGGGGCCGACGCGGTTGGACCGTTGCACCGACCGGGACGCCGGGACGACGCGGCGAGCTGAGGACGTGCCCAGCCCGTCGGTGCGGGGCAGCTGCCGCAGCGGGTCGACGACCCCGACCGGGGTGTAGGGCCACGGCTCGTCGGTGGTGCTGGCCGCGGTGGTGGTGACGGTGACCCGGACCTGAGTGATGCGGTACACCGGCCGGACGCCGCGGAACCCGGCGTCGTTGGCGGCCCGCAGGTGCAGGTAGACGGGGTTCGTGACGTCCCAGGTCGGGACCACCGACGGCGGCGCCTCGGTGTAGGTCAACCCGTAGGCGTACCCGGCGGCGGACCCAGCGGAACGCACCGCGAACTCCGACCCCGTCGGGGTGCTGCTCAGCGCGGTGATGATGGCCGGCGACGGGGGAGCGTAGTCGTACACCCCGCCGGCAGGGTCGTTGCCGGGGAACTGATGGCTGTAGGGCCGCCGGCGGACCAGCGGCGCGTCAAAGTCGGGGTTCTCCTGGTAGCCGCCGCCGACCTGCTCGAGGTCCCAACCCTCCTGCCAGGTCCGCGTCTGGTAGGCCGACCACCGGGTCTGACCGGTGTCGGGGTTGAACGTGCCGGTGGCCCCCGCTGGAACCCACACGTACGCGCCGGGGTGGTCGACCTCCCGGGCCACCACGGTGACGGTGATGCTGGCGGGCGTCTCGCCGGGCGGCAGGGTCAGCGGTGCGACGGTGTAGCGCCACCGGTCCTCGGCGGGCCGGGACTCGAACGCCGCGGTGCCGTACAGCTCCAGCCCGTTGGCGTCCCCGTCGTTGGCGTTGAGGTCCCCGGTGCCGAACAGGCCGCCCAGCGGGGGGCGTTCGCTGCCGCCGGTGTCAGGCCCGGCCCAGGTCCCCTCGTCGACCGGGTCGGACAGGGTCAGGGTGTAGTCGGGCACCGGCTCAGGTCCCGGCCTCCAGCACCGGCCACAGCACCCGCTGCGGCTCGATGCTGGTGGAGACCCGCGGGTACACCGCGACGTACAGCACCGGGTCGACGAACGTGTAGTAGTCGAACCCGCCGGCGTCGAGGAACACCCCGGTGACCGGGTCGTCGGTGCGCTTGCCGTCCTCGTTGTGCTTGGTGCCCGGGTAGTACCCGCACGGCTGCGCCTGGTCGCCCCACGCGCCGAGCAGCACCCGGGTCTCCTCGACCTCCTTGCGGACCTGCTCGGAGGTCCACGCGTCGGTGTGCAGCCGGGCCTCCGCTGACGCCCCGGACCCGCCGCCGCCGGTGAACTCCACGGTGGGGGTCTCTTCGTACCCGCCGCCGTGGGCGGTGAGGGTCACCGCGGTGACGTGCCCGTCGGTGACGGTGGCGGTGGCTGCAGCGCCTCCACCCCCGCCGCCGGTGAAGGTGACGGTGGGTGCGGAGGTGTACCCCGACCCCGAGCTGGTCAGGTGCAGGGTGCGGACCGAGGCTTGGAACGGGTTGCCGACCTTCGCCCGCCACCACGCCGGGGTGGTGCGGAACGCGGTGACCCCGACGACGAACTCGGTGGCGGGGGACTCGACCTTGAGGCGGATGCGGTTCACCGACCCGGACTCCCCGGCGACGACGGGGAACACCGTCCACGCCCCGCCGGGGCAGTCGATGCGGGTGAACACCTTCCCGCCGATTTCGGAGAACTCCACAATCCGCTGGTTGGCGTCGGTGCCGCGGCGCCGTTCCCGCAGCCACTGCCTCGCGGGGTGGATGCGGGACTCCCGGTTGCGGTCGATGATTTGCCCGACGGTGAGCAGGTCCCGGGCCTTGGTGTCCACCGCCAGCCGGACCGTCAGGTCCGAGGACACGTCAACCCCGGCGATGTGGAACCGGGTGGTGCCGTCGAAGTGGTGCAGCCGCAGGTTCATCCCGGGCCGCAGGTCCAGCCTGGACAGGATGGTGCCGGTGTTCCCGTAGTTGTGCTCCCCGGCGAACACGTCGGCGGACAGGGTGATGGTGCCCACCCAGTTCTTCACCGTGTCGCCCTGCACCCGGTCCAGCTCCCGCTGGCACCACGTCCGGGCCAGCCGCTTGTCGATGTTGCCGAAGTCCAGGGTCCGGTCGACGGCGACCCGGGTGGGGTCGTAGGCGGGGTTTGGGGCCCGCCAGGACCCGTTCGACGTCAGGTTGTACCGGCGCACCGCGGGGAGCTCGGCGAGCGGCAGCTGCCGGGCCTGCAGCAGCGACAGGCCGGTGACCTCGAGGTCGAACAGCGCGTCCCAGGTGGCCGAGTCGATGACCCCGGTGCGGGGCAGCCCGGCGTCGTCCTGCAACGCCTTCACGGCGTCGGCGGTCTCGTCGTCGTAGGGGCCGACCGCCTCCCGGCGGGTCAGGTAGCCCATGCCCCACAGCTTGTGCTGGGCCACCTCGACGTTCCCGCCGGCGTCGCCGGGGGACAGGGTGCCGGGGAACGAGGGGGTGGTGCCCTGGATGAGGCCGGGGGCCTTCGCGTTCAGCCACAGCAGCCCGTCGGGGTCCCGGCCGGACCCGTAGAACGTGGTGGGCTCCTCCTGCAGGTCCCGGGTCAGGTCGACCTCGACACCGGGGGCGCCGTTGTAGGCGGTGGCGTGGACGGTGGCCCGGTCCTTCCACACCTCGGTGTACCCGGAGGCGTCGGGGGTGGGCATCACCGTCAACTGGTCCCCGGCCCGGGTCTGGGCGTCGGCCAGCAGGCTGTCGACGTAGGACAGCATCGTGCCGGACCGCTCCCGGGTGTCCAGCTCGATGCCGGTGGTGATGCCCAGCGGCGGGGTCATCGGCAGGTGCACCGCGGCGAACGCGTCGGCGACCCAGGTGCCGACGTCCTTGGTGAGGTGGAACAGCGCCGGGTGTCGGTCGCGCAGGGCGAGCCGGCCGGACGCCTCCCCGTCGCAGTGCACCTCCACCCCGGTGTCGGTGGCCGACGTGGAGACCTGGGTCTGGGAGACGAACCCCTTCCAGACCACGACCCGGTTGCCGTCGGGGTCGACCTGCACCAGCCGGGCGGGGCGGCCCAGGTCGAACCAGTCCAGGTCACCGACCCCCCAGCCGTTGACCTCCAGGGAGGTCAGCTGCGGGAACCGGAACTGCGCCGGGCCGTACCCGTAGGGCTCGGTGAGCTGGTAGGACCCGACCTGCGCGGGCACCCCGCGGAACCGGGTCACGTCACGGCCGCCGATGAACAGCCGCAGCGTCCCCCACTCGCCGGTGAGGTCCCGGTACACCAGGCGGTCGTCGGCGAAGCTCACACCGGCCTCCCGTCGACGAGGGTGGGGGCGGGCACGGCGACAGCGACCCGGTGCACCGGCACCCGGCGGGCCAGGGCGGCCACGTCGGTGGCGTCCGGACCCAGCGGCGGGTCGACGGCCACGGTGGTCGCCGAGCCCACGTCGAGGCCGAGGGAACCGGACGGGGCCGGGGGTGGGGTGTCGGGGGCGGCGGTAGCGGTCAGGACGTAGGTGGTGATGTGGCTGCCGGTCGACCCGAACGCCTGCAGCTTGACGTGGTACTCGGTGCCGACGACCGGGGTGAACGTCACCCGGGACAGGCTGGGTGCGGCGGGGTTGTCCGACCCGGCCTCGTCGTTGCTGGCGACCACCACCGCCGAGCCCAGGCTGGCGCCGCTGTAGACGGTCAGCATGGTGTCTTCGAACCCGGTGCCGTCCCCGACGGTGCCGAACGAGTCGAGGGTGACCGGAGCGGTGGAGGTGGCGGTGAACTTCCACCACGCCGGGTAGTACGGGAACGTGTACCCCGACCGGGCCGCCGGGGTGGAGGAGTCGCCGAAGGTCAGGGTGGTGGCGGTGTCCCAGGTGGTGCCACCGGCGGGGAACGTCACCCCTGCCCCCGGAAGAACACCGCCGGGGTGAACGCCACGGTGGTGCCCGCGTCGGACACGTCGATGGGGTCGGCGAGCTCGTCGTAGTAGAGCACCGCCCCCGACGCGTCGGCGATACCCCAGTAGGTCGCCACGTCCCCGTACGCGCCCGTGGACGCCCCGTAGGACACCGGGGTGCTGGTGGTCACCTGCCCGCCGTCCGCGGCCGCCCAGGGGGCGTAGGACGCCGGGACCGGTTCGTACCCGCCGTCGTCGGGCAGCTCGGTGCCGCCGGTGGTGGGCCGGGCCGTGTAGAGCCGGAACGTCGCGTCGGTGGGGAACGAGGCGACCAGCGCGTCCAGGGCGGCGTCCGCGGCGGCGGTGCCGGCGGTGCTGGTGGTGAACGGCATCAGGCGGGGATGGGGTAGACGGGGATGGTGACGGTGGCCACGGCAAGGTGAGCTTTCGCGTAGGCGGCGGAATGGTCGTTCCAGGCGGGCACCGCGCAGTCGGCCTCCCACGCTTCGGTGACCCCGTCCTCGACGATGGTGAGGGTGTAGGCGAACACCGCCAGCGCGGCCTGCAGCTGCCCCCGCAGGGTGGCCAGGCCGGCGGACGTGGTGGCCTCGGCGACGACGGTCAGGGTCAGCTCGCCGGTGCCGAGGACGGCGTGCACCTGCACCGGCGGCATGAACGGTGACCCGGCGTAGGACCGGTCGTAGTCCAGCGTCGGGCGGGTCAGGGTGGAGACCCACATGCTGGAGGTGCCCGAGGGGGCGTCACCGATGGTCAGGTCGCCGATGGTCACCGACAGCATCAGAAGTTCACCCCGCCACCGGCGGCGACCAGGGTGCGGCGCCGCTCCCGCCCTTCGATGCCGGCGCGGGACCCCTCCAGGGTGCCCGCCCGGGTGGCCTGGGCGACCATCGAGGCGAGCCGGGACAGGTCGAGGTCCCCGCCCGCCGCCGCGCCCGCGGCGGCCGCGTCGAGGTTGAACCGGCCCAGGTTGGGGCGGGCCGCGGCGGCGAGGCGCCGGGATGCGGCGTCCACCCCGCTGGTGTCGGACAGCCCGTTGACCAGCCCCTGCACGGAGTAGTCGCCGATTTCGTGGAACACCCGCGACGGGGAGCCAATCTTGAGCAGCCCCTTCACCCCGTCGATGGCGCCGCCCACGGCGTCCTTCGCCGCGTCGACGAGGTCCCCGGCCTTGTCCTTGACGCCGTCGATGAGCCCCTGGATGAGGGCCTTGCCGGCGTTGAACAGCCACTTGCCGATGTTGGTGAGCGTGTCCAGCACCTTCTGCTTGAGGTTCGTGATGACCTCGACGCCCGCCGCAATCCTGTCCTTTACCTTCTGCGCGAACGCGGCGACCTTCTGCGCGGTCTCGCCAACCTTGGCGCCGAACTTGATGAGCCAGTCGATAATCTTGATGACCCACTCGATGACCAGCGACAGCGCGTCGATGGCCTTGCCGATGAGCCACCCGGCGAACCGGATGAGCGGCGGCAGCACCTTCGCCAGAATGGCGGCGGCCAGCTTCAGCAGCCACCCGGCGAGCTTGACGACGAACTGGATGATGCGCTGAATCGCGGGCCAGCTGCGCTGGAACATGTCCAGCAGCCGGTTGATGGCGGGCAGCACCTTCGCCTGGACGGTGGCCACCAGCTGGTCGAACACCGGCCGCAGCTTCTGCCCGACCGCGGTGACAATGTCCACCACCGCCGGGTACAGGGTGCCGTAGAAGAACTGCGCCACCGCGGCGACCCCGGGCAGGATGCGGGTCAGGAACATGGTGGCGATTTGCTGGCCGATGGGCAGCAGCGAGGACACCACGTAGGTGACCAGGCCGAGGATGGCGGGCAGCACCTTGGTCTGGAAGGTGTTAGCCATCGTCTCCACGACGGGCACCACGTCCTTCTGGATGAACCCGCCGAACGCCACCAGCGCCGGGCCGACCTGCGCGGCGATGGGGGTGGCTATCTCCTCGAACGCCGGAAGCAGGTCGTCGCGGATGAGCTTGCCCAGGCGGGCGGCGGCGGGCATCACGGTCCGCTGAATCATCACCGCGAAGCCATGCATGGCCGACCCCGCACCGCCACCGCGACCGCCGAAGCTGGCCTTGATGACGTCGCCGATGCGTCCGAAGGTGTCCTTGAACGCCTGCACGGTCGCCCCGCCGCCGTTGAACAGTGCGAACGCGGTCTGCGCCTGGGTGCCGACCCACCGGAACGCCTTGCCGAGGGCGGCGACCACGGGCCCGACCGCGTCCCGAATCCGGGTCAGCGCGGGGACGATGCCATTGATGGCCTCGGTGGCGAGGTGCAGGCCGCCCTGGATGGCGGGGGCGAGGAACTTGCCGAGCTGCAGCTGCAGGGTCTCCACCGACCCCTTGAACGCCTCCATCGCACCGGCGGTGCCCTTCATGTTCGCGGCAGCCATCTTGTTCGCCGCGCCCTGGTCGGAGGTCTGCTTGATGAGCTGTTCCAGGCCCTTCGCGCCCTGCTGGGCCATCACGTTCGCCGCCCGCTGGGCGTCGGTGCCGAACGCCTGGGTGAGGGCCCGGGTCCGCTCGGAGTCGCTGAGCTTCGCGGTGGCGCGCTGCAGAATGCCGGCGATGTCTGCCGCCGACTTGAACTCGCCATTCTTCTTCACGAACGCGTCGGCGCTCAGGCCGAGCATGTGGAAGCCCTCGGTGGCTGTCTTCGTGGCCGGCTGGAGGTTCGTCAGAAACGTCTTGAGCGAGGTGCCGGCGTCGGAGCCTTCCAAGCCGGCGTTGGAGAACGCGGCGAGAATGCCGGTGGTCTCCTGAATCGACAGCCCCGCGTTCGCGGCAGCCAAACCACCCTGGGCCAGCGCCTGCGACATGTCACTGACGCTTGCCGACGAGGCGTTCGCGCCACCGGCAAGGGCGGCGGCGATGGCGCCCATGTCCTTGCCCTGCAGGTTGAACGCGCCCATCGCCTTCACCGCGGTGTTCGCTGCCTCGCCCATGTCCAGCTCACCGGCCGCGGCGAGGGTCATGGTGCCCCGCAGGGCGCCGGCCTGAATCTGCGCGGTCGTGATGCCGCCCCGGGCTAGCTCCAGCATCGCCTTGCTGGCGTCGTTGGCGCTGAACACCGTGTCCGCGCCCATCTTCATGGCCAGGTCCGACAGCGACTGCATTTGCTTGCCGGTGGCGTTCGTGGTGGCCTGCAAGACGTTCATCGTCTTGGAGAACTGGGCTTCCAGGGTCACCGCGCCCTTGACGAAACTGCCGATGGCGACGGCGCCGAACGCGGCGACCCCTGCCTTGGCCACGCTGGCGAACGCCCCATTGAACGCCCCGCCGAACCGCTTTCCGCCCTGGGTGCCGGCGGAGGTGACCTCGCCCCCGATGCCCCGGTTGAGGCTCGCGCCGAACCCGCGGGTTGACGGCAGGATGGTCACGAATGCTGTTGCGACCTCAGCCACGGCGCTTCACCTCCCTAGACAATCTTCCTGGTGGCGGTGGTCGCCGGCTGGCGGGCGCGAAGCTGGTCGAACTCCTCGCGGGTGAACGTCCCCCGTCCGATGCGCTTCGGCGCCGGGTCCGAGGGCCGCGGGTACGCCTTGCTCGGTGGGCGTTTGGCGTTGACCCGGATGGTGATGTCCACCAGGTCCCGCAGGGTCAGGTCGGCGCGAGTGGCGGGGTACTGCCACCCGGCCAGCGCGGCCCCGACCTGGGAGGACGGGTCCGCGGCGAGGACGGTGGCCAGCCGCAGCGCCTCCCCCCAGGACATGCCCCGGGAGCCGATGGTGTGCAGGGCCCGGCCGAACCGGGTGCGCCAGTCGTACTCGAACGCGGCGAGGTGCCCGTCGATTAGCTCGACGAGCCCGAGGATTCCCCCAGCGCGGCCCCTGACAGTGCCTGGTACTCGGCCTGCCAGGTGGAGAACATGGCCTGGAAGTCGGCCACGTCCATCTCGTCGAGAGTGTCGGACTGGTCGGGGGCCAGCGCCTCCAGCATGGCGAACATGCCGTCGGCGTCCAGGTCCCGGCCGGACAGCGACCGCAGCACCCCGAGCTTGATGCGCAACGGCAGCACCACGTCCGGCAGGGTGCCGGGCTGGTCGTCGTCGTCGAGGGGGTGCCAGGTGAACCGCTTGCCGTCGACGTCGTACTCGCGGCCGGCGGGGGTTGTCTTGGTAGGCATGCGCGTGCCCTTTCACGTTGCGCGGTTGGAAGATGAGAGACCGGGCCGACCCAACCGCGCAGAAAGGCCGGCCCGGTCGACTGGGTCAGGACAGCGCGGTGGTGAAGATTTCCGCGCTGCCGCCGAGGGCGGTGTTCGGGTAGCAGCTGATGGTCACTTCGTAGCCGATGGCCTCGCCGTTGGCGTAGGTGACGTCGCCGACCTCGGTGACCTCGCCCTCGGGGATGTAGATGCGCATGAGCTCGGAGCCGTCGACGATGTCGATGATGAACGACTTGCGGCCGCCGTTGCTCGAGGGGACCACGACCACCGACCCGCCGGACGGGGCGGCGCCGTAGAACAGTTGCATGGTGGCGGCGTTGACCTCGATGAGCCGGAAGTTGTAGGTCAGCGACGACCCGGTGATGACCCGCCGCACCTCGTCGCCGTTCTGGAACGCGGTGATGGAGTCGGTGGTCAGGTCGCGGGACTCGGTGATGCCGTCCTCGCTGATGTAGCCCAGCCCGGTGAACCCGGTGGTGGTGCCGCCGGTGCCGGACGGGGCGGATGCCGACGTCGCGCCGACCAGCACCTCACCGGTGACCGCAACGCGCACATTGGATGAGTCGAGTGCCATTGTTCAGACCCCTTTCGAGGGCTAGTGGTGCCGCCCTCGGCGGCGGTTGACCGCTGTGCGCGCAGCGGGGACTTGTGTGGGACTACTGGCCCGCGGCCTTCTTCGCCGTGGCCTTCTTCGCCGTGCTCGTCTCGGCCTTCACCTGCCACCCCTGGGAGGCGTAGATGGGCACCCGGTCGGACTCCACATTGATGACGCGGCGGGTGTTCGGGTGGGTCATCTTCGGCATGGCAGGTCTCCTCAGACGGTGAGCGGGCTGCCGACGGTGACGACGTCGAACAGCAGGTAACGCCAGGGCTTCGGGTTCGGGATTTCCACCGGCCCGGCCAGCTCGGTGACCCGGCGCACCGGGCCCTGGCCGAGGCTGGCGAACATCAAGGCGCGGACCCGTTCAGTGAACGCATCGATGCGGGTGTCGGACAGGCAGTTGACCCGCAGCCTCGGGTTGTCGCGGGCCACGTCGAGGCGGGGGCCACCGTCACGGGCGAGCCAGACCACCTCACCGGGCTGGTTGAGGAACTGTCGGGACACCCCGACCTGCGGGTAGCCGTGGCCGGCCAGCGCGGCCCGCAGCCACGCTTCATAGAATCCGACGACGTCAGGGAACTCGCTGATGCTCACCGTGCCGCATCCAGCCCGCGGGACATGAACCCCGTGGCCGCATTGATGGCCGCGGCGTAGGGCAGGTCGGAGACGATGCGGACCACCGGCCGGTCGGTGGTGTCATCGACCAGCCGCAGCGAGTCCCGCAGCGCGCCGGTGCGGACCGGGACCAGCCGGCGCATCTCGTTCAGCGCCGGGTCGGCCGCCTCCCGCAGCCGGCGCCGCACCCCGTCCTCGTGCTGCAGCTCCCGCATGCCGGAGGAGATGAGCTTGAACCGCAGCCGCGCCATCTCAGGCCCCGTACAGCAGTCGGGTATATGCCGGGGTCGTATCGATGCTGAACGCCCCGCTACGGGGCTCCCCGAGGACCGCCAGGGACGAGCAAATGCCTTCCAGCGCCTTGATTTCCGAGGGCCACAGCAGCATGTTCCCGGCCCTGGAGGTCGGGTCGGCGGGGTAGCCGGGCGGGCCAGCGGACTGCACCGCGTACGACGCCACCCCGGTCTCGTGCCACCGCAGAACAGCCGCGATGAGAACGCCGCGCGCTTCGGTCAGGGCGTCCTCGTCGTCGGTCGTCTTCAGGCAGGGGGCGACCCGACGAGCCTGGGCGAGGGCCACATCGACCATCGCCTGGGCCTTCGCCTCCGGAATGGAGGCGAAGGGGGCGAGGTCGGACGGGTCCAGCTCCAGCGTCATCGGGTCACCTTCCCTGCCGGGTCGACGTCAGGAGACCGAGGTCTCGCCGGTGTCGATGTTGTGCCGGACCGTCACCTCGGTGCCGTCGGGACGGGTGGCCGGGTACTCCTCCACCCGGTCCTCGCCGCTGTCACCGGCAGCCGCCGGCTGCTCCACCGGCACGACCGCGTTCACCGTGAGGTGACCGGCCTCCGCAGCGGCGGCCTTGTCGCCACCCACCGTCGACGCCTGCTCGGTCGGGTCGGTGGTGTCCGCCGGCCCGTCGCCGGGCGCGGTGGTCGACGGCTTGGTGACGTCGGAGTCCAGCCGGGTCTCCTGCTTGTCCTGCGACTGCTTGCTGGCCATGTTCAGCTCCTCCTGGTGGTGAGTGGTGGTCAGGCGTTGAGAACGCCGCGGAGACGAGCAGCGGCCCGGCCGCCGAACACCGCGAGCCCGCAGTAGAACTCGATGCGGGTGCGGTACACCGGCTGCGACTGCAGCAGGCCGAGGTCGTCGACCATCACCCCGCCGTTGGTGAGGCCCGTGACCCCGCCGTCGGTCTCGTCGGCACCGAACTTGACCGCGTACACGCTGGACGAGGTGCCCGAGGCGGTGCCCTGGGTCTCGGTCTGCGGGAGCACGTCGGCGCCGGCGAGGTTCTGGCCCGGGTCGAGGACCGGGATGCCGTTCCAGGTGATGACCCGCTTTCCGGTGATGTCCTCGTTCACCATCTCCACGCCACCGAGGCGCCGGCCGGCGGACCGCATCTTGCCGATGATGCGGCTGTTGGCGTAGATGGCGCCGTTGTTCGCGTCCAGGCCGGGCACCGCCGCCACCAGCGCGTCGAGGGCGTCGAAGAACGCCTGCGCGTCCGTGCCGCCGTTGCCGAGCACCGGGGCGCCGTTCGTGGCCGCGTCGATGACCTGGGCGCCGGTGAGCCGCTTCTTCAGCCCGTCGAAGCCCTTCGGGTTCACCGACACGTCGCCGTTGATGAACGTGTCCTGGTAGAGGTAGCTGGCCGCCTTGACCTTCAGCCGGGTCTGGATGGCCCGCTGGTCGTTGAGGTTCCCGCGGGTCTGCACGATGAACCGGTCGACGTCGGCGTCACCACCGAGGATGACCAGCGACTCCGTCGCCTGGTTCACGGTGCCGGTGGACTCGACGTACGCCTCGTTCACCGACCGGAACGCCACCCCCGGCAGGGTGCCCTCGGTGTTGTAGGCGTAGGCGTTGCCCTCGATGTTGAGCAGCGGGAGCCGGTCGAGGACCGGGGACAGCTGCACGAAGGTCTCGATGACGCCGCGCTGGAGGCTGTTCGAAGACAGCGTGGCGGCCTGGGCAAGAGTGACAGCCATTGTGGCTTCTCCTTGTCAGGGTCGTCCGCCGCGGCGACGCCGTGACGGTTACTTGGTGGAGCTGGTGGCGTAGGCGTCCACCAGCCGGGCGAACCCCGGGCCGGGGTCCGGTCGACCGGGGTCCCTGCCTTGGCTGGGGTCCGGCCTGGGGGCTCGCGGTTGAGAGGCCGCCGCGAGGTCGGCCTTCAGCTCCTGGGCGTCGGCTCGGAGCTCTTCGACAGTGGTGCCGACCAGCCGCTTCGCCTGCGACGGGGTCAGCCCCTCCTCCAGCGCCACCTGGAACCGGGCCAGGCTGGCCTCGGCCTCGACGGCGCGTCGTTCGGCAGCGTCGGCTCGCTCGGCGAGCTTCTGCGCCTCTGTCTTGTCACGGTCCTCGAACTCCTTCAGCCGTGACTCAAGGTCGCTGGCCCGCTTCTCAGCAGCGCGCTTGTCGCGCTTCATGCGGTCCAGGGCCTGCTTCCCGGCGTCACCCAAGGCGTCCTCGGCAGGATTGCCCTGCTCGGTCTGCGCCTCCGGTGCCTCCGGGGCATCGGTGTTCTCGGTGCTGGGTTCGGACATGGGGGGTTCCTCCGTTGCGGAGTCCCGGGGGGCCTTGCGCTCTCCGGGTGGTCTGTTCAGGCGTTCTCGTGGGCGGCGAGCCAGTCACGGACGCGGGCCTTGTCGGCCGGTGATGCCTTGCCGTCCTCGCCGGCACGGCGCCGCATCGACTGCCGGAACACCTTGTCCACCGGCCGGGGCTTGCCCTTGAACGCCGGGACTGCGGAGCAGTGGCAGTGGTCGTGGGAGGCGAAGTGGGAGGTGGCTTCGGTGTAGACCGCGCCGCGGCCGATGAGCATGGCGCAGAACGGGCACGACCCGACACCGATGCGCTGCCACCCGTCGGCCCTCGGGTCGGCCAGCGCCGAACCCTGCACGGTCTCCCGGGACCAGGTCAGCACCCGCCGGGTCAGGCCGCCCTCGACCAGCCCGCGGATGGCGTCGAGGTCGGTGCCCTTGCTGGTCGCCCACAACGCCAACGCGTCGGCGCCCTGGTCGCCGAGGTCGGCGGGAATCGCGGTGAACGCGCCCCCGACCTCAGCGGCCGCCCGGGCCTCGTCGTACCAGTCCGCGGCCAGGGTCGCCGCCGCCGCGCCGTACGCCCGCAGCAGCGCCGGCAGGATGTCCTGCAGCGCCTTGCGGGCCTCCACGGCGTTGTTGACCTGCCGCCACATCGCGGCCAGGTCGTTGGCCGCCAGCTGGGCCAGCGCCTGCTCGCCGTTACGCAGCTGGGCCGGTGTCGCCACTGGTGTCCGTGGTCGCCGTCGGCGCAACCGCCCGGTTCGCGGCCTCGGTCAACGCCTGCAGCACACTCGTGCCGGTCGCCCGGCGGCGGTCCGCGGCGAGCTGCCGCTGCTCGGCCGGGGACAGCCCCATCCGGTCATAGGTGACCTGCGAATCCGGGGGCAGCACCCCCGCGGCGATGTATTTGCTGGTCTCGTCCGCGGTCGCCGCCCGGGTCGGGGTCGCCGCGTCCCGCCACTGGTTCGCCACCACCGCAAACCCGTCCGGCACCGCCCGGTCCCGCACCAGCAACGCCAACCGGCCCACCTCCAGCCACGACCGGCCGAACACCACCTGCCGCCGCTCGGCGCGCTTGATGAGCCGGGCCTCCGCAGCGCGAATCGCGTCCGCCGACGCCGGGTTGTCAGTCTGGAACCCCAGGTACGTCGAGGGAATGCCCGCCTCGGCGGCCAGCATTTGCGCCAGCCCGCGGACCTGGTCGAGGTACGGGGTCGGGGACGCCGGGCTGAACTGCCCCACCTCGGGCAGGTTGCCGTCGTCGTCACGGTTCAGCGCCCAGACCCGGCCCATGATGGTTTCCCACCCGGACCGGACGTTGCCGGACGCGTCGATGAAGTCCGACTCGTCCACGCCGAGGGCGTACCGCTGCGGGGCCTGGTAGAACTCCCGGTGAATCTCCATCGCCAGCAGCGTCCGCACCGCCGCGTCGGTGTAGTACCGCACCGCCCGGGTTATCTCCGACCGGCCACGGACCCCGTTACGGGCCCGGTTCTCGAACTGCACCACCGGCACCCGGCCCAGCCGGTGCTGGTCCCGGTCGACGACCGTCCACCGGCCACCGTTCACCGGGCGGGTCATCACCACCGTCTGGTCCGGCAGGTACAGCCGCGCCTCCTGCTCGCCCCGCGGCAGCGGCGTCAGCGACAGCGCCGCCCGCAGCCGGCGGGACCGGGCATCCCACAGCCCGGTCATCCCTGCGGGGGAGTGCAGAGTCACCAGCGGGGACGGCTCGCCCGGCTCGCCGGTGCCGACCACCGCGAACGCGGTGCCGTAGATGAGTGCGTCTAGGTGCGCCCGGCCCGCCTCGACGTCCAGCGCGTTCCCCGCGTACACCTCACCCAGGCCGAAGTCGTCGCCGTCGGTGCGCCACCCGTACCAGTCCAGGCGCTCCTCGAGGACGTCGACGGTGGTGCCCGACCAGCCCGCCGCCAGCTCCACCGTCGCCAACCCCGGCGGGATGGCGATGCCCAGCTGCTCGGTGACCTGCTCGCCGAGGTAGTAGGCCAGCTTCGTGGCGTTCGCCTGCTGGTGCTGCGACAGCCGGAACAACAGCTCCGACACCAGGTCCGACTCGTCCTCGGTGGCGTTGAAGATGTAGCCCGGGGACAGCGGTGTGACCGTCACAGCACCAGCACCTTCCCGCTCGGCTGGCCCTTGCGGGGCCTCTTCGGTTGATTCAGCACCGCGCCGAAGCGCGCCAGCGTGCCCGCCACCAGCGGGGAAATGTCATGGGCGGGGTCCTTCCGGTCCCACCCCCACGCACCCGCCGCGCCGATGGCACGTTTCCGTGCGCCCGCCAACGCGGTGTCCAGGGGGTCCTGCCCGGCGTGGGTCAGCCGGCCCGCCACGGCGTCGTCGACGAACCCCACGCACGCCTTGCCGTAGTCGGCGGCCGATGCGGTGATGACCCGCACCCGGTGCGCCTTGAGGTCCGCGATGAGCGCCGCCGCGGGGGAGTCGGTGGCCACCACCACCGGAATCCGCACCCCGGCCCGTTCCGCCACCCACGCCACCGTCGCCGCCACGTCGTCGGTCACCTGCGCCGCGACGAGCTCCACATGGGTGTCGTCCCCGTCGCGCCACGCCGCCGCCACCGCCGTCGACCCGTCATGCCACCGGTCCAGGCCCAACGCCGAGGGGCGAGCATCCGGCGCGGGCGGGTCGACGGTCAGCAGCTCCCGCCACAACGCAGCCGGGACCACCGCATCCGCCACGTCGACCTCGTCCCAGACCCCCAGCCCCTCGCGGCGGTAGGACTCCCGCGACAGGCCCTTCCGCATCCGCAGCACCGCCTCACGCGGCGTGCGGTGCGGGAACGACGGGTTCGCCTTCCGCACCTGCCCCCAGTCGTCCGGGTCGGCGTCAGGGTCCGCGGAGAACTCCAGGTACAGCGAATCCGGTGACTCCCCGGCCAGCGCCTCACGCCGCATCCGGGTGAACACTTCGCCGGGGTCCGTCGGCTTCGGCGGGGTGCCCGTGTAGAACACCAGCGCACCCGCCGGCTGCCGGGACTGGTTCGTCGCCGGGAGCATGTCGTCCAGGGCCCGCTCGGTCAGAATCTGCGCCTCATCGAACACCAGCACGTCGACCTCGGTCATGCCTCGGCCGAACCCCGATTCCCGGGCGCCGAACATGATGCGCGACCCGTTGCGGAACCGGATTTCCTCTTCGCCGTTGGCCTGCACGACCTTGGCGATGAACGGGGCCACCCGCTTCCGCTGCGCCAGCCCTTGCATCGACAGGAACGTCTCAGCGGCGGTCCGCAGCCGGTGCGCCGTCCACAGCACCTTCGTATCCGGGTTCAGCAGGCACAGCGCGAACGTGATGGCGCCCAGCAGGAACGTCTTGCCGACCTGCCGGGGGATGGAGATGGCGACCCCGCCGATGGTCGCGGCGTACGTGCCGTCCTCCCGCTTCGCCAGAATCGCCCGGCCCGCGCCGTCCTGCCACGGGTCGAACTCGATGCCCAGGTCCCGACACCGGTCCCGCACCGACGGCCAGCCCGTCGAGGTGATGCCCGACGGCAGGACGACATGCCGGGCGAGGTCAGAGAGTCGTGCCGTCGAAGTCCTCGTCGGGGGCAACCCGCGCCTCCCTCGCGTCCTGGTCGGTCGCCGCGTCGATAGCCTCGATTTCCTTCGCAATCTCCAGCAGCCGACGGGTCAACGACGCAAGGTCACGCGCCGGGGTGTCCGGGTCCTCCACCGCCGTCGCCACGCGGGCCCGCATCGACACCAGCAGCTCACGTCGGTTCCCACCTGCTGCGGCCGCGGTCACGCTCTTGGTGGGCCGCCTACGCTTCGGCTGCTCGTCGGAAGAAACGGCCCGTAGGGCTTGACGTGCCACCCGGGCCTCCTGTGGAAATCGTTGGGGAGAGAAATAGCCCT